GTTAAACCTTGCGTTCGAGGACGCGGATAAATTAAAATCAGAGCAGAAATATGAAACAGTTCAAGCAAAAGTGGCGTCCACTCGTTTCTCCCGCCAATGGCTCGAAGCCCTTCGGCGAAATGCTGAAACCCACTACCCCCGCTTTTCAGCGGCGGAACTCCATGACATTCTTGAGTATGGTCCTCGTTTTGGCCCAGGCTCTTTCGAGCTTACCGGAGAACAACGTTCTCTGGCCAATTCACTTGGAACTCCGTTTTATGTATGGAGAACTATGCCTGATAATGTTATTGGAACCTGTGATAGAAAGTTCAGAGGATCCTCAGGATACTTCAAGCCCTATAAGAGCTCTCGTGTCCCAATTAAGCTCGTCACCGAAGGTCGGACGGCCAAGGTACTCTTCGTACCAAAAGATAGCCGCGGCCCACGTGTTATTAGCAAAGAACCTCTGCACATCATCAAGCCACAGATGGCTTTTTTATCACATGCAGTTGATGCGCTGGAGCGAGACTCGCTCCAGAGGATAAACTTTAGGAGTCAAGACACTAATCGTGATCTTGCAAAGGAAGGTTCTGTAAGTAAAAAGATTGGCACTTTCGACCTGAAAGATGCCAGTGATATGGTGGCCGTAACATTGGTTCGCTATATCAGCCGAAACATGCCGGGCGTGCGTTGGTTCTTACAGAATTCCAGGTCTACTCACTACAGACTTCCATCCGGCAAAGTTGGACCGCAAAGCGCGGTTGCCGGCATGGGTTCAGGTTTGACTTTCCCGCTTCTTGCTCTGGTTATCCACCTGAGCGTATGCACCCACATAAGTTCTATGTGCAGACTTCCTTATCAAGAGGTCTCCCGATGTGTTTACGTTTATGGTGACGATCTTATCGTCCCAATTAAGTGGTCACACTATGTACAGGAAGCCCTCGAAAAGAGCGGCTTGGTCCTAAACAAAGCTAAATGCTACGTTAAAGGACCTTTTCGCGAATCTTGTGGGGGCGATTATCTCGCCGGGATTGAGTGTTCACCAATAAGACTTAAGCTTCAAAATTGTAGCCTACCTGCTTCCCTTGGGGGCAGAAGTCTTGTGCTGCGCGCAGTTGACTGCGTAGATGACAGGGGCCGCATCCGCGGCGATAATTTAGTCCTGTCTCTTGATCGGCACGCAAAGGAACTCCGAAAAGCTGGGTGGTTTAATACCGCGAGTTTTATCGAAGATACACTAGAAAAAGTGGTTCCGATGCCTTATGTTGGTGAAG